AGAGGCATATTGTATTGATCTACCCCTGGCTGCGTCTGGAATTGGTAGGTGGTTTTATAGTCAAATAACTGTACGCGAGCGTCCATATCAGAAATCACGAATCTATTGATATAGTCCAAGATAAGACTATCCGTGATAGATGAGTTTGATGGGCTTTTAATTATACGACGTACATACGTCACTACATCTGTTAAGAGATTAATAAACCACCTCGCAAGTTAAAATCCGCTAGCGCCCATAAAAAGAGACTTTCTCTTTGTCACTGGATGTGCATCAAGTCTTTGTACAATGGTATCTACAGCCATAGCGCCATAGTACTGTCCATATCCATCACCAGCTGTAAGAGTAGCCTGATCCATCTTCAGCCTATGGTAACTACATCTTTTAATTTCTTCAGCTAAATAACGTGGTCCCCACACAGGTTTATTTGTAGGTACTTCCCAATATTCCGCAGGTACACCAGCAAATGGTTTAGTCCACTTTTCTATCTTTTCACCGATGAGCTCTTTATGCTCTGCAATGAACTGGACATATTCTTTGTCATATTCATATGTAGCCCTAAAGTTCTCATTAAACTTCTCTCTGCAAGATACTGTTTTCATAGGTTTAAGGTAGATATCTTTAGACTTTTCAATCTCATTTTGAGACATCTTTGTCTGCATCTCTGTTTCTTCTTTAGGAGCTTCATTCATGCGGTCAAGAGTCATTTTCTTGATGCTATCGTCAAATGCTTCGAATTGCTTTCCTACTTTGTCTAGCTCTTTTTCTGCTGATGTCGTTACTTTTGGTTTTTCGGCCATGTTTTCCTCAGTTCGGTGATATATTGATAAAGCTTCCAGGGACAAACGTCACATTATTCGTTCTGCCACTGGTATTGATAACCCCAGAATTCACATCTCCTATCGGAAGTATTTGAGGAGATTGTGTTTTAAATGGGGGAGAAGAGATGAATGCATTGGCATTCGTAGAGTTTATAGTGGTCGTGACCTGCGTGGACGATGGTACAGCTATCACATACCCTACTTGTTCGTTTAATTGTCTAGATCCATAAAATTCAGGGATAAGAAGCCTTACTTGCTGTCCTATCACATAATCATGATCAACTGATGTAGTGACAATGGTATTCACTCCCAGGGTCAAATCGGCAATATCATACTGCCTTGGAGCGTAGTATTGAGGTTCTATGGGCGGATTTGTGAATGGAGGTCGTGGACCTGGCATAGTACTCCTTAAGCAAATGAGGGAGATTGCTCTCCCTCAAATATTAAATATGTAAGCAATACTTACAACTTTAATCTTACATACTGTTATCTATTGGCGACTACATGTCTGTTAACATTGCTCTCCAATAGAACACGTTTCCATTAGCTCCGACAAGTACAGATGAAGTGAGGTTTGTACCTGCACCAACACCAACTACAAATCCTTGACGTGTGTTATTCACAAACGCACCAGAGATTGCAGGGCCATTGATTGTAGATACTCCATTCACCACAGGAGAAGGATATAGGGCACCGCCGCTATAAACTACTCCACCTGTATTAACATCACCAACAGATAGCAATTGCATAGGCGTAAGCCCTGGAACGCTAGATACAGCTATATTGGATGTATAAGCTGTATATGCTGAAGAGTTGATGTTAACTGTTACTTGGGTAGAACTGTTCACAATCGTTACATAACCATACATTGGCGAACCAGGTATGACAGAGTTAGGAAGTGAATTAAGTTGAGTAATTCCCCATGCGGCTGGAACTCTAAACGCAACTTCTTGTCCTACTACTAAGTTATGTGGAGCAGTTGTGCTTACTACAGTGGTTGAACCAGTTGTTACGGCTGTAACGACAGAAACTCCAGGAGAATATAGAAAAGGGTATAGAACCTTTTTCACATAAGCACCTGTTGGAGATCCTGACAATGCAGTGTATGCAGACTGGTTAGTATTCCAAGGAATTGTAAATGTTGTAGCACCTGTAACAGTGATTACAAAAGGAATGTCAGCAATTTGTGGCATACCTGTTGTAGAAGACTGATAAAGACCTTGCAGCACTACAATATCGCCAGTGGAATAACCATGGTTAGCGGCTGTTGTAACTACAGCAGGGCTAGCTTTGGAAATACTTGCGATTTGCTCTTGGACACCATATTGCAGAGAGAGACCAGCACTAAAAGTACTGATACCATTTGCAATGACAGTATCTGCAACAAGTGCAGTTACAGCTGGTGTTGTAGCATATGCTTGATACGCTTTTTCCATAGCAAAGCCTTGGCCCATCAGGACATCCCAATAAGCTGACTCAACAGCGTTAGCTGTAGGAGCTGCGTTTGCTACGCTATAGTTCCAAAGTTCTACAATGGTCGGTTGAAAAGGAAGATAAACTGCCTGTTGTCCACCTGTAGAAGTAAAACTACCATGTGCGATTCTTGAATATTCAGCCATATTATACCCCGCTAGCGTTAGAAGCTCTAGTACAGAGCAGGTTTCTAATAGCTGTATCTTGTGTGATTGCTTGCGCTTGAGCAAACTTCACAGCAAGAGTAGCGTTTTGTGCTAACATCCCGGAATAGTAAGGATCTCTATAGATCAGGTTCATGGAATATCCATCCTGATTTATATGAGTAAGCGCCTGCTTTCCAACGACGGTGTTATAATAAACATCGCGTCCGTTAGCAGATGAATTCCTTGCTACTGGCGCTTCTGAGCTAGTAAGAATTCTGATATTAAATACAGAACCCCATTCGCTTGGAAGAGCACTTGCGTTGGTAGGGTAGTTCCAATTGTTTAGAACACCTTGTCCAACGAGGCCATCAAAATCCGTTTGTAGTTCAGTGCTTGAAAGCATGAAATAACTTGAACGGATAGGACCTGTACCACTTATCTGTTACTTTTGTGACCTAGACTACAAACATCTAGGCGGGGACTTTCTCTACTTATCCCTCACTGTGTTTCCACAATGTTCAGAGCACCGCATCTCACATTTATGTGAGTCTTCTCGCTTGCTACGTTCAGGCTGATTATGATTTGTAAATTGCACGGTTTTTGTAGCCACTAGTCTTTCTGTAATATATCTAAGACATGTTTTAAGTCGTCCTTCAATATCCAAGAAGTTATTTCTACAACTGTTATTACTTCTATTATCCTTAATCCAAGAATAAGTAATATGACCGATTTCTGGATTATAATCAGGATTTTCAGTAAACAACAAATACTCCATGCAGTTCTTGCAAATTTTCATAATCTTGCCCCTTGTCACCTTCGTCTTTACGCTAAGGCTTCCAAGTCTATCAGAGAAGATTTTACACCCGCAATATAATGTCTACGGGTTAATTGGTCTTCGGTTTGACGAAGAGATACACCCAAACGAGCTGCTGCTTCGTTCAAGACCATTCTGTTACTTTTGTGACCTATTTCTAGGCGGGGAAGCTCTTCGGCATTCCCTCACGATCTTATCGAATCGTGGTCAGACTATCGCATCCCATAAAATGGGTCTTTTCACTTAGTCGTTCACCGTGGACTTTTTCATTAATTACTGTATAATTATTAATGAAAGGATAATCATGGGAAAAATCGTTAAATTCAACACAAATCATGAAGTTTGGCAAATCGCTTATCTTGCAGGTCTTATTGACGGAGAAGGTTGCTTGTATATTGGCAATGTTAAACAAGGCAAATACGGCAATGGCCTTCAATGGCATAGCATGCTTAAAATAACAAGTTGCGATGAGGAACTCATAATATGGCTTGAAAATACTTTTGGTGGTTCTAAAGATTCGAGATATAGATGGACTAGTAAACAAAAATTCACACGTCCTGTTTATAACTGGCAAGCAACTGGAGGAATGCTTGATTATCTTCTTCCAAAGATTTATCCATATCTGATAATTAAACCCAGACAATGCGATGTTATGTTGAGATATCGTCTCACTTCTAAGAATATCGGCAGCCAAAGATTGTCCGACGAAGTTATCGCCCAACGTCTTTTGCTTATGGGTGAGATGAGAAATCTTAACTCGCGTTTCCATGAACATCCTTTAAAATCCTTCGGCCCTGTCACCTTAGCTTACGCCGTAGGCTTCCAAGTCAATCAGAAAAGATTTATAGACCCCATACTTTTTAGGGTCTTGGTTTTGAAGCGTTACTTGTTCGTTCAAAATTACGTATGTACCGTAAAATGACAATTTAGCATCAATATCAATCGCTGTTAAATTTTGAGCTGGGGGAGTAACACCTGTATTTCCAAGTGGAACCATAGCTGTATTTAAAGGATTGTATCTACGCATACGTAAAGTTGTACCACCATTGCGAGGCATATTTTTTAGCATCGCAGGGATTTTGTGAATCATATTAGGAACTGGGACACTTAAAAGTTTATATGAAAAACTTTGTTGTACCGGTGCCGGCAATGATGAAGTTGTTGTAATAGACATAGTCTATTTCCTTAAGATAAAAGTTTTAAGTTTTTACTTAAGATTGACGAGATCTTTTGATTTAAACGTCTTGAGTTGGCGAAACTCGGTAAACGCCGAAGTATTTTGAGTTAGCGACTCTCGAATAACGCTATTGTTAGTATAGAATGAATATCCAAAGTAATGCAAATAAAAATCGGATTACTAATGGAGAGATTAATAATCCGAAATGTGATTGGTTTTTGATAGACTAGTACAAAAAAAATGTAGGGTTTTTATTATACTATCATGGATCTTATAGCATGAATCAGAGCCAATATCCAGACAATTCAAGATAATTCGGAATTGAACTGCGAAATTGACTGGTTAAATATCCTGCATTTCAAAGTGAACCGAATCAATTCTAGGATGAAATCTTCCACCCCATCTATTCTTACTGTCCAAACTTTCCCAATATTTACCCATAGGCTCATATTGATGAAAATCCTCTATATATTTACCCTCAGACGAAAATAGAAATAGATCTACCGCTAACTTTTTACAATGAAGGCTATCATGAATACCTTTACCTTCTTTTACATATAGATCAGCCTGCTCCTGAGTTCTAAGCACTTCTCCAATAGTACAATTGAGGCCCATGGCATCAATATGCATAATAAGTCGGGCCATATTCTGAGCAAATATTGATTGTTTTTGTTGTAAAGTCATAAGGTCTCCTAAAAACATAGGGGGGCTTTTTACAGTTACAATCTCTGAAGTTATACTATTTATATATGTTTAATAGTCTTACTTAGGGGTC